CCTTTTTTCTACACCCGCATTTCAGGGGTTTTGGGTTGCTAAGATGAAGTCATGCCGAATCCAGCAAAACCTACTGAGCAGAAACGTCTTTTGGGAAATCCTGGCAAGCGTGCGATGCCTTCTGAGGATGGCACGATTTCGCTTTATTCTGGCCGTGTTGAACCGGCTTTCCCGCTTGGTGAGGCGGGGCAGAAGCTTTGGGATTCTGTGTTTGAGGAGGGCGAGCTGTGGATTTCTCCGCGCACTGATGTTGCTTGGTTGCAGGTTGTGTGCGAGTTGTTGGATCGGCGTGAGGTGTTGAAGCAGGAGTGGATGGCTGACCCTGCTGACCGCAAACTGAATATGTCTTTGCTTGAAACGGAGAAGTTGTTGCAGACGGGTTTGGGTTTGCTTGGGTTTACGCCTACCGATCGCAGCAGGTTGGGTGTGGCTGAGGTGAAGGCTAAGTCGAAGCTTGAGGAGCTGATGGAGCGTAGGGCTAACCGTGAGGATGCTCGTGGATAGTTGGCCTCCTAAGTGGCTGACGCCGATTCCTGGTGAGGCTTTGGAGCGTGGCAGGCTTGAGGAGCCTGTGACGGATTTCGTGGAGAACTTTGGTCGGATCACGAAGGACTCTGTGGCCGGTCGTGCGGGTGGGCCTTTGATTTTGCGGGATTGGCAGCGCACGCTTCTCGAACATTTGTTCGCATGGGATGACGACGGTTTGCGTAACCGAATCAGCTTGGTGGGGATGCCGAGGAAGAACGGGAAGTCGGCGCTTGGTGCGGTGCTTGGGCTTTACTCCTTGATTCTCGGGCCGAAGGGTGCTGAGGTTTATTCTGTGGCCGCGGAAAAGGAGCAGGCCAGGATTGTGTTTCAGGATGCTCGGCGCACGATCGAGGCGAGCCCTGAACTGTCTGCCATTACAAAGCTTTATCGGGATGCGATTGAGTTGCCGAAGTTCAACTCTGTTTATCGGGTGCTGTCTGCGGAGTCTGTGACTAAAGAGGGTTTATCCCCGACAACGGTTATCTTCGATGAGATCCACGCGCAGCCCGACCGCGAACTCTTTGACGTGTTCTCTCTGGCTATGGGTGCTCGGGGGAAGCTGGCCACGATGATTGCGATCACCACTGCTGGTGTGCGCTCTGACCGTACTGGTAAGGATTCGATTGCTTATTCGCTTTATCAGTATGGGCAGAGGATTGCTCGCGGTGAGGAGGTCGATGACAGTTTCTTTATGGCTTGGTGGGAGTCTGAGGCTGACCACCGTTTGCGGGAAACGTGGGATGAGGCGAATCCTGGCTTTGGTGACTTGAACGCTGAATCGGATTTTGAGTCTGCTATCAAGCGAACCCCTGAAGCGGAGTTCCGTATCAAGCGCTGCAATCAGTGGGTGTCGAGTGTGGAAACGTGGTTGCCTGCTGGCTCGTGGGATGAGTGCGCTGGCGAGGTGAAGCTGAGCGCTGATGACGAGATTGTGCTCGGGTTTGACGGGTCGTATAACGGTGACGCTTCTGTGATTGTTGGCGCGGTTGTCCCGAGGGCTGAGGGCGACCCCGTGAAGGTGTTTCTTGTGAAGGCGTGGGAGAAGGATTTGGAGCACGATCCTGACGATTGGCGTGTGGACATTTCCGAAGTGGAGCAGACTGTCATGGATTTCTGTCAGAAGCACACTGTCCGAGAGATTGCCTGCGACCCGTTCCGGTGGCAACGGTCGATGGAGGTGCTGGAGAATCACGGCCTGCCTGTGGTGTCTTTCCCGCAGTCCCCCCAACGCATGATCAAAGCTTGTGCCCGTTTCTATGATGCGGTGGCAGAGAACAAGATTGTGCATGACTCCGACCCGTTGCTTGCACGTCATATTGGCAACACAGCGGTCAAGCTGACTCCTGCTGGCCCGCATATCAAGAAAGAGAACCCGAACTCTCCTCGAAAAATCGACGCGGCGGTGGCTGCGATACTGGCGCATGACCGCGCCTCCGGTAAGATAGAGGAACAGGTGATTCCTGAGTTTTTCGGTTAGGGGCGGTATGGCTACGATTCTGCAAGTTGTTGGCATGGCCTCTGTAACAGCGGGTGCTCTTTTGTTTAGTATCCCTGCCGGTTTGGTCATTGCTGGCGTGTTCTTGTTGGTTGTCGGTTTCGCATTGGGGAAGTAATCCGTGGTTTTGAATAGGCTGTTTGAACAGCGTGCCATTTCGTATCAGACTGTTTTCGAGGCTGGGGATGACCTGGTTTTCGGCAACCTGTCGGACACTTACGTTGACAGCAAAACTGTTTTCCAGGTCAACGCTGTTTATTCGGCTGTGTCTTTGATTGCTGACACGATTAGCACGCTCCCTGTTGACTCTTATATTCGACTTGATGGGCAACGTCGTGCGTTCCGGCCGAAACCGGCTTGGGTGCAACAGCCTGACATTGCTCTCCCGAGGACAGCGTTTTGGAACTCGGCGATTGTGTCTTTGCTTCTCGATGGCAACTTGTTTGTGCGAATCATTGCGGGCCGTGATGGGACTGTGGCCAACCTTGTCGTGTTGAACCCGAAGACGGTGACGGTGAAGCGTAATGCTCGCCAGGAGCTCATCTTCGAGGTCGAGGGTGAGCCTAAGCCGTTGACGCAGGAGCAGATGATTTTTGTTCCTGACGTGTTGCGCCCTGGGCATGTTCGCGGTGTTTCGCGTGTGGAGGCTTTGAAGGAAAACTTTGGGCTGGCGCTTGCGTTGGAGAAGTTCGCTGCAACGTTCTTCGGTCAGGGAACTAACCTCGGCGGTGTCATTGAGTACCCTGGCAACTTGACGGCTGAGCAGGCAGAGAACCTACGCAACGGTTTCGATGTGAAGCACAAGGGTTGGAGGCGCGGCCACCGCACCGGCATTCTGTCTGGTGGGGCAACGTTCAAGACGACTCAGGTTGACCCTGAGAGCGCTCAGAGCATTGAGGCTCGCCGTTTGGCGGTGGAGGATGTGGCTCGTGCGTTCAACGTGCCCGCGAACCTGCTGAACATTCCTGGGACTACTACTTATGCTTCGGTGGAGCAGAATAACCTGCAGTTCATCACCCACACGTTGCGCCCGATCGTGTCGAAGCTGGAGGACACGTTCTCTCAGCTGATGGCTCGCTACCCTGGCGGAGAAACAGCATTCATCAAGTTCAACCTTGACGGGTTGGCTCGTGCCGACCTGCAGGCACGCATGAGCGCTTACAGCACTGGTATCCAGTCGGGCTTCTTGACAATCAATGATGTGCGTCGCCTTGAGGACTTGTCAGATATTGAGGATCCCGCTGCTTCGCAGGTGCGGGTGCCTTTGGCCAACATGAATATCGAGGCTGCTGACCTTATTGCTGACGAGAAGCGTGTGAAGATGGCGCAGGTGCTTGTGTTGTCTGGTTATGACCCTGCTGAGGCTTTGGCTGCTGTTGGACTTGATCCGATTGCGCATACTGGTTTGGCTTCGACGCAACTCCAGCCGGTGTCGCAGATTGACCCTGAGAACCCTGAAGCTGTTTACGAGGTTGACTAATGGCCATTATGAATCGGCAGGTGACTTTGAGCAACACGGTTGCCACACAGATTGTGGGGGCAGACAACATGCCTCACGATGTCATCCTGCACAATTCCTCGAAGTCGTCGAATAACTATATTTGGGTTGCCGGTGGCTCTGCCACAGCCGGAACCGCCACGGCGATGCACATTGATGACTCGGACACTATTTATATGACTTTGCAACCCGATGACGAGCTGTGGGCAATCTCTACGCCTAGCGGTTTGATTGTGCATGTCACAGACATTAGGAAAAATGACTAGTGCCTTACTTCATAACGGATCGTCACCCTGACTGTCCCGCTTGGTCTGTGGTCAAGGAGGATGGTGAGCTCCTAGCGTGCGCTGAGTCGCAGGATGCTGCGGTTGAACAAATGGTCGCTGTGAGCCTCGCTGAGGACTTGGAACCTGGTGGCACCTATGAGGGCGACACGTTCCTGCCAACCCCTGAGCGGGCCACTCGTGACCTGCCAGACAACTACCGGCCTGCCACCTCGGAGGATGTGCCTGAGGGTCGCGCTTGCGGTAACTGTATCTTCTTCAACGAGGACAATGTGGACGCTGAGGGGCGTGCCTTTTGTGAGCGTTGGGAAGAGTACGTTGAGGGCGGTTTTTACTGCAACGCTTGGGAGCCTCGTGAGGAGGAACGGCAGGAAGCTGAACCTGCACCGGCCAGCGAACAAATTGAGGGCTCTGATGAGAATGAGCCTGGCTCTGCTTCGGATGCTGGTGGGGACATTGAACTTTCGGAGCGCACGGAAACGGCTTTACGGAACAAGGTTTCTGATCACAACGAGCAGATGGAAGAGGACGGCAAACCGGATTACACTCGCACAACTTACGGCCAGCTTTCCGCTGTTTACCGCACCGGCCAGGGATTTCCCGTGGTGCTTGGGCAATGGCTCGGGTGAACGCCTACCTGTATCTGCTGCGCAACGAGCGCCCCGAAAACGCAAAGTATGTGGGCGATAACGATTTGCTCCCCGAGGGACATCCGAAGAGTACCCGTTCGACTACATTCTCGGATGACGCCGAACAGCGACAGGTTGACTTGACCCCTCCGGCTTACATGCGTGCTTCTGCCCGTAGAGGCCTTGAGTGGCACCGTGAGGGCTTGTCGGGTGATGGTTTGGTTGACCGTACGATTCGTGAGGCGCGTGCGATGGCTGAGGGTAACGTGACCGCTGACAAGTGGGTGCGGTTGCGGGCTTGGATCGCACGTCACCTGGTTGACATGGATGCGCCACAGAATACTCCTGGGAACGATGCTTACCCTGGCCCTGGCGCTGTCGCTATGGCTTTATGGGGCGGTGGCGGTTCCAAAAGGTCTGCTGAACGTGCTCTGGCTTACGCTGATGGTGTGGTTGGTAGAATTGAAGAAGAAAACGAAGGTAGAGCGAGGGGCGAGGCTTTGAGCAAGCTTGAAACACGCATTGTCGAGATTGACCAGTTTGAGATCCGTGAGGATTCCGATGGGATGCGCCTCGAAGGGTATGCGGCACTCTTTGATTCACGAAGCGAGAACTTGGGCGGTTTCACGGAAACCATCAAGCCTGGCGCTTTCCGTTCTTCTCTGAAGGCGCGCAATGACGTGAAGTTGTTGTGGAACCACAATTCGGATCTTGTCCTCGGTTCGACCCGTGCGGGCACGATGACGTTGACTGAGGATGAGCGTGGCCTGAAGGTGTCGGCTTTGCTGCCGAATAACACGGCTGGGCGCGACGCTCGCGAATCCATCAACAGGGGCGATGTCACAGGATTTTCTTTCGGATTTTCTATGCCTGCCCGTGGTGGGGATCAGTGGAATGCTGAGGGGACGGAGCGTGTGTTGAAATCGGTTCGCTTGCACGAGGTTTCCGTTGGTGTTGCTTTCCCTGCCTACCCTGAAACGAATGGCACGGCCACAGTTCGCGGTTTGGACAAGATTGCTACGCGGGCGGGTGTTGACGCTGACGCGCTTGCCGATGCCTTGTTGAAGGTGGAGAACGGTGAGGACATTTCTTCTGACGATCGCACCCTGTTGCAGACTGTTATTGAAGAGCTGGCCCCTGAGCCTGACGCTACTGAGGCTGAGGTGGATCAGAAGGGCTTGGAGCTTCTCGCCCTGAAGAAGAAGAAGCTACAACTACTGATGGATTCCTAATGGCTGACAAAGAAACAATCAAGCGCACTATTCTGAAAATCGCTGGCAACCCTGCCTCTGGTGCTATCAAAGACCTGGCGGATGAGTGGGCCCGCGCTATCGTTGCGCTCGATGAAGAGCCAACCAAAGAAACCCGAGTTATGAAAGTCGCTGAAAAGCGCTAAAGACGGGTTCACCCTCACCGCTTTATCCCTTTCGGCGGTGGGGGTTTTCTTTTGCCTTAAACGGCTTGCAAGCCCTGTTTTAGAATAGAAGTAACCGATGTGCGTCAACGCTGCGGCCAGCTGTTTTGCGTCAACGCGAATGCGACACTTTTATTCATTCTAAACAGGAGGACATTTTATGTCTGAGTTTGTCAAGCGTCAGGAAGAGCTCCGCGCCAACCTGACCATGCAGATTCGCGAAGTCATTGACGGAGCCGAGTCTGAGGGTCGTGGCCTGGATCAGGCTGAACTGACCAAAATCGACCGTATCGAAGCAGACATTGATGCAGCATCGCGCTCCATCGAGGTTGCTTCCAAGTCAGAAGAGCGTGCAAGTGAAGTCGCTCTGGCCGCTAAGGGCTTTGAGGTTATCGAGGAAGCTCGCGGTGACGCAGAGATTTTCCGTTCGATGGCACGTGGCGAGGTTCGCTTCCACGAGTTCAAGAACGCTGAGAAGCGTGCCCTTGTTGCTTCCGCTAACACCGTTCCCGTGGACTTCCTTGACCGCGTGTTCAACCTGGCGAAGCTTGTTGGCCCTTACCTCGAAACTTCTGAGGTATTCGTTCGCGACAGTGGTGCAGATTTGCGTATCCCTGTCATGTCGGGTTACAGCACTGCTGATGCAGTCACCGAAGGCTCCGCTATCAGCGAGTCGAACCCCACCTACTCCAGCATTCTGCTGAACCCCGCAAAGCAGGGATTCATTGTGCAGCTCTCCAACGAGCTCGTCGCAGACGCAGGCTTCGACATCGAAGCTAACGTTGCTGAGCAGGCTGGTGTTGCTATCGGTACCCGCGCCAACACCGTCATCCACGCTGCAGTTACCGCTGTTGCCGGAACTGGTGTAACGGCAGGAACGACGGACCAAATCACCAGTGACGAGCTCATCGAGCTTGCTTACAGCGTTGACGGCATGGCCCGTATGCTTCCTGGTGCTGCATACATGGCTAACACTTCAACTCTCGGTGCGATCCGTAAGCTGAAGGACAACGATGGCCGTTACATCCTTGACCCCGTAGTTGGTGGCCCTTCCACCATCCTCGGATTCCCCGTCTTGGAGAACCCAGCCGTTGCTGACATCGCAACTGGTGCCAACGCTGTGCTGTTCGGTCACCTGCCTTCGGTGAAGGTTGCGACCACTGGCCTTGAGGTGTCTGTTTCGACTGACGCTTACTTCGCCAACGATGTGACCGGCTACCGCTTCGTCTACCGCCTCGGCGCTGGCGTTGCTAACGGTGAAGCCCACATCAAGATGCTGCAGCTTGCCTAAGTTGTAGCCCATAGGCTGAAAGCCCTCGTCGTGTTGTAGGTTTCACGGCGGGGGCTTTCGCTATGCTAGGCGGTATGCCTACAGACAAAATCAAGGGGCTAATTGCCCTCGCAAGCAACTCTCCAGGATCACCGACGGGATACGGCCAACAGGCTGAGCATTTGGTTCGCTCGCTCATGGAGCATGGTGTGAAAACTGCTGTGCTTTCTAACTATGGGCTTGAGGGTGCCATCAGCAAGATCCCTACAAAGCATGGTGATGTTACTCATTACCCTCGCGGTGTTGCACCGTATTCGCAGGATGTTTTGACCACTTGGTTTGAGCATTTCCGCTCCCAGCACGCCGACCTACCTGGCGCGATCATGACGTTGTATGACGTATGGGTTTACAACAAATGGGAGTCGGACATTCCGGTTATCTCGTGGGTGCCTTTGGATCATGTGACGATGCCTCCTGGTGTTGCCGAGTTCTTGAAGCGTGACAATGTGACGCCTGTGGCTATGTCACCGTTTGGGAAGCGCCAGCTGGATGATACGGGTATTGATTCGGTTTATATCCCTCACGCTGTTGACACGAATGTTTACAAGAAGACAGACACGATCGTGAACGAGCATGGGG